GTACTTGTGAGCCTCCAGCCAATCGTCGTCGTTCATCAGGTCGCGTGACACTTCTGGAGCCATCACCGCAACGTAACCCCCGTCAATCATGGGAGCGCGGTTTATCTTCAGGTTAGTGCAACCGTCCAACAGGTCAACCGCCGCGAAGTCCGCAGCATCACTGTCGTCAGCGTCCAACTCGGCAGATGTGGTACTCGCACCCGACCACCGTTTTGTGCGGCTGTCGGACTCGTCGGTATCCCCGTTATTCACGAGTTCATCCCGAATCAACGTGTCAGCTTTCAGAGCAGCGTCCTGTCCCGCAGTTACCGTTGCTTGCTTCAATGTGCCGAGCAAGTCAGTGGCACTCATCAGGTCAGACACGCCAATCACCTCGCCCAGATGAACAAGGGTAGCGTCAACCGTGGTCATCTCCAACACACGGTAATTAGACGGAGCAACTCCCTCGGTCAGAGTAGCCATTGCTCCAGTCGCGGTAGTTGTAGGTTCGCCATACTGGAAGAAACGGATTACTTTAGAACCCGCATTCTTCGGCAGTGTAGCCTTACTAGCAAACTGATCGAGCTTCAATGCCTGTACAGCATAGTCGAGCAGTTTCTTGTCAAAAAACGTCTGGAACTGGTCTGTTAGTCCTGACGTAGTGGTAGTATTATTAGCCATGTTGTATTAGTCTCCTAGCCTCCTATCATGGGCTGTCCCTGTGAGTCATACTCGGCGGCAAGCCTTTCCAGACGTTTCATCTGGTCAGCCTCATCCATCGCGTCAAACGATGTGTCGCCGGGTCTGCCCGCTGGTGGACTGCCCCCGATACTCAGCTTTGATTTGTATTCTTCCACTTCTAGTTGGCTCTTCTCCAAGCTCTCCTGCAACGACTTCACCTCACTCTGCTGGTTCTGCATCTTGGCTACCTCTACTGCATCCAGTATTCCTTCCGGGTAACTGGCCAGAAAAGGTTTCCCCTCAATGAGCTTTATCACTCGCTGGTGTAGGTCTGAGGTGCGCGTGTTCAAGTCAGGATTAGCCTCCGCAGCCTTCTCAAAGTTAGCTGCCCACTTCTCCTGAAACACTGATGACTCCGCTGCCTGTGCCCGTTGCTGCCCCTCGGTGTTTACCTTGGCAGCTTGTCCCTTGGCCCAGTCGGCTTTGTCATACTCACCCTCTTCCTCCCAGTTACGTTGCTGGCGTTCATAGTCCTGCGAAGTGTACCCCTCACCGTCCTTATACTCGTCGGTGTGCTGGGCCTTGCTCCGCTCAAACTCTGTGCGCTCATGCTCAAACGCAGCCTTGTCAGCATCGAATGACTCCTTCTTCTCGTTCAGCTTGTTCCAGCTTTTATCGAGTCGAACAGTGTCCTTCTCAGCCTTGGTGGGCTTTGTCGTCTCTGGTTCGCTTGTCAAAGAACCCTCGTCCTCCGCACCCACGGAAGACTCAGTTTCAAGAGTCTCACCTTCCTGCTCCGGTGGAGGTTGCTCCTCTGGTTCTGCCTCCGGTTTTCTCTCCGGTTCATTCAGTTCCCCTTGGTCAGCGGCGTTAGCCAACTGCTCCAAGCGTTCCAGTGTCACTTCCTCTGTTTCGGTAGCACTGTCTTGCGCTACACTCTCGGTGCTTTCAGGTGTACTCATTTCATTAACGTCAGGATGCTTCAACTCAGGGTCTGTGCCATCCTTACACAGTCCTGTATCGAGGCCAGTTATATCGTGTTAGCAGTCGGTTCCTCGCTCCCTGCCACACGCGTATTATGGACGGTATCGTTCAAGGTCGGAGGAGTCGTCCAAGTCACTCTCCGCCTCGGGTATTGGCTGTGCCTGTGCCAGAGTATCCAACACACTCACTGCCATGTTAAATCCAATAGCACATCCACAATGATATGCCAAATCTTTTTTCTCACGAACCGCCGCCGCATTATTACGCAGGGTCAGGTTCAGCAAGACCTTCTTTAGTTTCTTCCCGGTTTCAGTGACAAGGAATGATCTAAACCTTTCCTCGTCTACACTTGTCCACTCAGGTTCCTCCACCCAAGTCTCATTCCATCGCCGGAACCATTTCCTCAGTTTGTTCAGCATTGTTGTTTTCCATTAGTTGTTTCCTCAGAGCCTTGGCCGTGTTGGGGTCAGTCTCATCGAGTCCACCCAGCAACGCTTCCACCCGCTCCGAGATTCGTTGTTGTGCCATCTCACTCAAAGGTTCACCCATTGTCTCGCGCTGCTGCAAGTAACCCAGCAACACCTGTAACCGGAGCCCGTAGTTCATGCCCTGCCTCACCCGAGCCGGGTAGCCCTTCTCCAATATGGTAATCTTGTGCGCCTCGTCCTCGGCCTCATCCTGTTCCTTGAACTGCGGGTCACGGATCAATCGCTTCACCAGCACCGGGTCATCCAGTTCCATGATGCTCTTGTCCAGTTCCACCTGATCCACCCAAGGTGCGCCACCAAACAACTGCTTCCGGTTGATTGCCTGTTGCAGCTTCAAGCCACGGTTCACTCCATCCACTCCGCCCTTGGGTTCAATCACATAGTTGCTGTGGAGAACAATCGGGTCAATCTCCAAGGTGTCATCCAAGTAACGGAACGCCAAGTCCTTCACATCGAACTGCAACAACAAGCCCCACGCCTGACGGTATGCCCGCCCCAGTGCCAGCCGGAACACCCGCGCCCGCAAGTCACTGGTCTGCTGCATCAACTGGCCGATAGCCGTTACCTCGGTAGCCGTCCTGCGCTCCTTGGTGTTAATCATCTGGCCCACCCCAAAGTCCGGCACAGCAACCCGCTGCTCGGCTATCATCCTCGCCCCCACCATCTCCTGATCGAAGTCTATCGGGGGAGCGGGCATGGCTACCGGGGCAATCCCGTAAGGCAATATCTGCCCGGGGGAGAGTCTCAGGTTGGCACTGTTGGGCACTTCCCGTTCAGCCCGGAACAGGGGCCGATTAAACAACGTAGCTGCATCCGTCTTCTCGTTCCACAGCTTGCACAGGTAACTCTCATAGGGAGCCAGTTGCTCACACACACCCCGGGGGCTATACCAACCCTTGTCCTTGATCTCATAGCTGAAGTCCACAAACGGAGGCTCACCGTGCCGGTACGGGAGCTTCATCGGTTCACGCAGGTCAATGTCCATCGCCGCCGGACTGTAAGTGTGAACCATCCACTCCCCGTCCTCCTTGCTGTACACCTCCCACACGATCACCCGGTCGGCACTGTTGTCATAGGTAATCCCTTCCCGGCTGAAGATGTTCTGCTCTTTCTGGGTGGTACTCTGCCCGTCATTCCCACTCGCTCCCTTAATCAGCTTCAATGCCTCCCGGCTATAGTAGGGACTCGACTTGAAGCTCTCCACGCTCATCGGCATCACATGAACCATCCGGTCGGCGTCCGACAAGTGCTTGGTGTGCGGCGGCACAATAAAGTACATCGGGTCAATGGCATCGAAGGCCAGACGCTTGCTGTCCACATCCCAGTACACCTTCACCACACTGCGCCCACTCATCAACCCGTGGTCAATCCATGTCAGAGCCTCCGTCTGGAAGTTAGACCGCTCCTTCATCTTATAGTCAAACCATTGCTCTGCCGTCGTGGTAAAGGCATTGAGTTGCTGGCACATCGGCACAAAGGTACTCACCACATCCATGCCCACTATCTGCTGGTAATAAAAGGGCTTCAGCTTGTCGATGATGGTGTCGATCAGCGGGTAATGCAGGTCAGCCGCGTTGGGCCAAGGCTTGCTCTTCCGCCGCAACCCGTTGTGCCTCATCTCATACCAGAGACTCTGCCGGGACTCCCACCTCTGTCGCTCCTGCACATCACCAAGGATGGCACTATGTAATTCTCTTCGTTCCATCATAATCTTTTAATATGGCACGGCTGCTGATTCATGGGGCCACACCGAACCCAACAACCTCGGGGTCAACAACACATAGCCCGTCCAGTGATCTCCACTGACACCACATCACCACACCATGTCGCACATTACTCGCAAGTGAACCCCGTATCAAGTCCCGAATAGGTTGCGCCACTCAGGTACTCACTGAAATTGTTTACGATGCTCGGCCTCACAACGTGCCGGTTGAAACTCTGCATATCCAGTCCACAAGCCACCGCGCCCACAAAGGCATCCCCACGGTCAGGACTCTCCAAGCCTCTCCGCCTCATCTCATCCTTGCTCTCCAACATCAACTTGCCCTTGGAGTTGGTCTTGCACCTGCGGGTGGTCAACTGGCTAAACAACTGGTCATCCTCCGGCATCAGAATGTCACACATCTCCACCGCCCGAGCCGCAGTGAACCACAACTCAGATCCCCGGTTTGCATAAGCCTCCCGATCCCTTGGCCGCTCCCCGTTGTTTACCCGGTTCACACTCCACCCGGACTCATCCAGCGCATCACACATCAACCCGTGGTCAATCCATGTCAGAGCCTCCGTCTGGAAGTTAGACCGCTCCTTC